AGTACTATTTTCATCAATAAATTCTGAATATTCCGGATTATCTTTAACCCATTGTCTGAAGTCTTCAAAATCTTCACTTATTGAAATATATTTTTTCTTATACATTTCATCCATGGTTTTTTCATATATTCCTTTTTCTTTTAAAAAATCATACCAATCAGATAAATCTATACACATTCTCACAATAGATGGTAGATATCCAGGGTATTTTTCTAATTCCTTAGCCCTATCTTTTATTTTATCATAATACCATTGCATTTTAATCCGCTCCTTTTTTTTTAGTCAATTAATAATACTGTTGCGGTTCTATTCTTATGATCCACATCAATGACTTCATATTTTTGTCTACGAGGCAAAGTAAATTCGTGTTCATGAGTAAATGATGAAAATCTTGAATCATTAGCAGCAATCCCTTTTTGACCTTTGTCTGCAAGAATTGTTATGTTATACCGAATTTCCTCATCAAATCCTTTAGCACTACTTTCCTGGAAGGAAGTACTTGTAACTTCATTCCATATTCCTACATCACCATTATTTAAATCTGCATCAAACTCTCCATAACGATATAATGTTGTTTTTTGACTCAAACCTTCAGTTTTTGCCATTGCAGAATCTATATGCTCTATATTTTGTTTTACTTCTCTAATAAATTTTTTTCTTTCTTTTTTAGATAATGGAGTAACATGATCCACATATTCCTTTGAATTTTTAATATAACCATTCACTTGCCAATGTTCAACACTGTAATATCTGTTTATAGCAGCTCTTTCCTCAGGTGTCCAGGCAATGTTTTTTTGAGCTGCAATCTGTTTACTCTCAAGAATAGACTTATCTATATCATACCCTATGTCCTGTATGTCAATTTTATATGCTGCTTTATCCACTTCGGTAACAGTATTTGTAGGTTTAGGATTGTAAATTAATTTTTCATATTTTAATTTTTCATTAGAAACATTGTTTAACTGTTTATTAAGTTTTCTTAATTCGTTTTCATCAAATGTTGAATTTATTTGATTTAATAAATGTTCTTCAGTGTTTACTAAATCAACATATTTCTTCTGTTGTGCACGATTAAGAATAGGACCTAATTTAGCGTATTTCTTATTTTGAGGCAATTTATTAAGTTTTTCAAGTAAAAATTTATTATACTCCTTTTTACCTCCAGAATCAACTATTCTTAATTTAACATGAATTAACTCCTCTCCAAGAGCTCCTTTAATTTTTTTATCATCAAATGCAACAATTTTCACTTTTGAATTTTTTAATAAGAACTCCATTTCATTAGCATAATTCTCACCATAGTGTATGTTAGTAGGATTTGCAATTTGTCCTTGTTTGATTGGTGCTAAAAATGCTCCTTTTGTCCCCTTTGGAGCTTCAATTTCAAAAATATACTTCATCGGTTTGTCATTAGTTTCACTAAACCATAACGATCCTTTTTTAGAGATTGATGAAGACCTGAAATCTGGAAGATCAACTATATCCCCCACTTTTGTACTATCCAGGAAATGTCCTTCTTGAACCCTCCATAATGTCAAGCTTTGTTTAAGTTGATTATTTAGGATATTATCTAATGTTTTTGTATCATAGGCTATATCCCTCGCCAAATCTAAACATTTTTCCCAAGTATCATACTTTTCATATGCAAATCTTGAGTTATATACGAATTTAGCATACCTTTCAACATCCCTATTACAAACAACATCAAAATCAGTGAACATTCTGTAATCTGGACCTAACCATCTTTCCGCCACGATTTTTTCACGAGGAGTCATATCCCGAGCATCAATAGTGAAATAATCTTTTATATTAGATCCATCAGGAAGTAATCCCTCATCATCAGTTCCTTTGAATGTTTTAAAGTAATTTGTGTTTTTATCTAAAGGTATTTTAGATTTATAATCAGATACATAGATATCTAATAAATCATCACTTAAATTTAATTTTGATTTGTACTTTCTAAACAATTTAGAATATTCTCTGTATGCTTCATAATCTAAACCTTTATCTTGTTTATTTAAGGAATAAAGATAATTGAACCTTTGTTTGCTATATAAAAACCGTAATTCCTTAGCCTCATCTACATCTAATTTACCTTCATTCAATAAACGTTTTAATAAAAGATTATTAAACCTTTTTTCTTCAGCACCAGTTATTTTAAATTTTGAAGAAAGCTCTTCCACAGCCCCATTAAAATTAGTTAATTTTTGCTGTCTTTTAGATGACATTAAGCTGAACTTAGAAGTATCTAACGATAAACCCCATTTTTCACCGTACTTGTAATAGGTTTTAATATATCTTTTGCTGTCTTCATAACTTAATTGCTCATTTGAATTATACTGTCTGTATGTACTTCCAAAATTGTTTTTTTCCATTAATTCTTTCAATTCTCTTTTTTCATCAGAATTAATTTCTCCTGATTTTTTCTTCATTTTAAGGTTGCGGTAATATGCCCGTCCTTCAGGAGTAAATTCAAAGTTATCATCAAAAATATGTGCTGGTTTCGTTGTTTGTGATATTTTTGTTTCATTAAATGCTTTTAATAATTTATCATATTTTTGTTGATGTTTTGGAAGTATTTCTTCTCCTTCATCAAATAGTTCACGGAGCTCTCTTTTGTACTGCAAAAATTTAAGTTCTTTTCTCCGAGGATCCAATAAACCTATTTTTTCAGATTCTAATTTCGTTAATCTTTTTTCATCTTGTAATGTGAAATTCCATATTGGTGATTCAACTTTATTTTCAATTGTATTAACTGCTTTGTTTATTTCGAGTTTTGGTTGATTTACATATATTAAATCACTTTCATAGAAATAAGGCATATTAGGAGCAATAGCCCCTGGAGGCAAAATATACGGCACACCATGGCACCTACAATTAATCCATTCTTTAATTGGGCCATTTTTATCCCCTGGATACTTTAAACCATTACTAAAAGTTCCCCCTAAGGGTATGATTTCACCATTGATTTCTTCATGTGTTTCACGTACACGATTATCTAAATGGGCATCCCATTGCAAATATTCAACATCCAAATCTTCAAATGCTTGCATTGTTCCCAATTCATGTGCAGAATGTGTTTCTGTTCTAGCTATTCTTTCAGCTTCAAAAGTTTTCAGTTGATTAAATTTTTTAGTTAATCGTCTTCCAACTTCTTTATACCCTACTCCTTCCTGATAAGAATCAACTAGAATGTTGTTTATGTCTTTATCTACTCTTGTTAGGGTTTTTTGTGAAGCATTGAAAGTATCTTTTTCAAGTTTCGCTGCTGCAGATTTACTTGTACCAAACAATTGGTCTTTTTCTAAAAGACTGCTTAAATCTTCTGGATGAAATATGGGTGAAGTGTCACTTTTCATACTCACATGTTCTTGTATTTTACCCAGTACTTCTAACTCTGCTAACTCATACCCTTTCTGGTATATGAATTGTTTAGACTCAAGAACATTATCATAATATAATTTATGCAATTCATGGATAGGTTCCAAAATAAGATCCACATGAGCTTGAAATAAAACAGTTGGCTGATAATACTCCCGTAAATTTTTGAAAATATTATCCTGCATTTTCTGAAAAATGAGCGATACTTTCAATTTAAGTTTTGATTCTGCTAGTGATAATTCGTCTGATTTTGTCTGAAAATGTTGTATCTGCTTTTGTGCTGTACTTGACATCCACGCCATATTCTCCAGACTCTTCTGTTTCATCATACTTTGTAGCCTCCCCAACTATTTCATCATTTAACGCACTTAATACTGAATCTGCATATTCCGTATTATTTTGTGCTGCTTGTTGCCAAACCTGGTCTAAAGGAACACCATTCAAGTAATATTCATCAAGATAAGCATTATCAGTGACCTGACTTAAACCGAACTTATCTCCAACAAGTTTAATAATCTGATTTGGTGTGATTGAAGCCATATTAAACAATTTCTCAATAACATCAATATCTCTTGTAAAATCTTTAGGATCCATATCAGAAAGTACAAATTTCCAATCAGTTAAATCAAATTCATTTTTTAATAATGTGTTAATATCATACTCGTTTTCTGCTTTAATTGGAGCAATTGTACTGACTGTGTAGGATTTATCCGTTTGCTTTGCACTAGTTCCATTGAGATTTCCACTATCATAAATTCCAATCCTGGATGGGTCTACACGATGTGAGTGTATGACTTCATCACGATTATCTGTACGGAATAAACGGAAATCTGCTTCTCTTTGCTCAACACTCAACGGCTGAATATTAATATCCACATTTCCTTCTTCTCCTTCTGAAGGGATTGTAATACACATTGCAGAATGCGGGTTTCTGATAACTTGTTGCAATTGTTGGTTAATTTGATATTTTAATGTTTTAGTAGGGTCGTAATCTTCATCTTCAGGGTCTTTTTCATAATCTGCAAAATCTCCTGTGATTGTTACTGCAAATGTAGGCATACCGTAGTTTTTGAAGAAACTGTTATTGTATCTTGCACGGGACAAATCTCCTGCTACTGCAGCTAATGAACCTACAATAGGAGGTCTTCCATAATAATTAGTTCCAGGAGCATATTCCTGTGTCCATAGTAATTCATTTGCTTTGTCTTTTTCAGGTAAAGTATTGTATTCATAGATTTCACCTGTGTCTGCATGCACATCTACCTGTTCGCCATAGTATGTTCCACCATATATGACGAACCAGACGGTTTTTGTACCTATTTTTTGCTGTACACGATACCCGTCAGCTGCACGGCGGAGAGTATGCGCTGGAATATGTGCTAAGTTTATCACCTGAGAATCATTTGTGCTTTCACGTATAACTTCAATAGCACCATACCCTATCGCTCTACGGTCAAACATTCGCAGATATAATAAAGTATTAATAGATGGCTTAATATTATCCAAAAATTCCTCAACAAGAGGATTATCAAATATTTCCTCGTTTCCTTCTTCTTTTGGTTGGAAACTGTAATTTAATCCTGAACTGTCACGGGCAACTACATCTACACAATTTCTATGATAACTGTTCAAATCAAGCACATCAACTAATTTCTTAGGATCATATTTCGGTGCAAGAATATAATCTCCATATGCCCAGTCTTCTTCATGTACTTGTTTACTTCCATCAGCATCTATATCTGCTTTTGCTGATATTTTGTATTCTTCCAGTATTGTGCGGTCTACCCATTCTCCAGTGTCGGTGACTATGAAACTTTCACTTTTTCGATTATTTTTCTTCATACTCTAATTCTCCTTCTTGGACGTTTCCAATGCCTAGCAGAACCTGTGCAAGTATCTACAATATCATCTGTTCCACCATCTTTTCCAGTGAAAGAAACTAATTGATCCACTAATAATTGATTCCAAGGTGCCTGAACAAGTAATATTTTACGGTCTTCTGCTAATGCTTCTAATTCAAAACTCCTAATATTTTTAGCTGTTTTCACTTTATCTCCCCGAATATGGTAACCTTTTAATTCTTTCTCCTGACGGAATTTCTGTATTAATGTTTTACTTCCCGCGCCAGGTTCTTGTTCTATTTTGATACGGCAGGCTTTACCGTCATTTTTTGCGGTTTGCATGAAATGTTTTAACACATCACGACTGGTGAACTTTCCATTAACAATGTCCATGACGTACATGTATTCCCCATCATAACTTGTTTTCATTCCTGCAGTTGCATCTCCATCATCACCACTAGCACCAAAATCCCAATATCTTAATTCAGGTAAATCTTCGGGTACTTGTTGTGCTGGTATGGTGCAGGTTAATCTGCCAGTAACAGGGTCTTCAAACCATTCTCTTTTAAAGATGTTTCCATCTCTTTCCTGTGGTTCGCCTTGATATATTGCATTGAATAAATAGCTACCCATTGATTTTTTTTCGGCCATTAACCAATTGTAATCTCTTTGTTCATCCCATAATACATCATTTAATTTTCTTCCTAACAGGTCGGTTTCTGGATTTGTACATATTGCTGGAATATTCAAATCAACCCATACATTAGGGTCAATACTTCCACCATTTCTTAAAATAGTGAATGCTTCATTAGCTGTGATGGTTGGTTCTATTTTACGGATAATTCCATGTAAATCATTTAAATGTAATCTTTGTGCAATTACAATCATTATTGGTGGTAAACCATTACTTCTTTTTTCTAATCTGCTTTTTGCAGTAGATTCGAACCAGTCCCGAAGTTTTGGTTGCAGGACTTTACTTTCTGCATCAGCAATATTTTTGATTGGATCATCAACTATGAATAATCCTGCACCAAAACCAAGTATTGCTCCCCCTGCACCTACAGCTAACATTTGTCCTCTGTATGGGTGGTCAATGTTGAATTTGTTTTTAGCTTTACTATCTGTAGCTAATTTTACATTGTAAGGTGATAGGTAGCCGTAATGGTTTATTACATTTTTTACTTGCCCCCCAAATTCACTTGCTAAGCCTTGTGAATATGAGCTTAAAATGATTTTATCATTTGGGAAATGTGCTAAAAAATAAGAAGCAAAGTTTTTTGAAATTAATGTAGATTTCCCATGTCTGGACGGGACACCCAGTAATATCTTTGATACTCTGCCTTGCAAAGCATATTGCAACAATTCAATAATTAATACATCAAAATTCCTCGGCTTCCAGAAACCATCGTTAATATAGACACTCCACCGACCGATACCCATAGGACCATGAAATTGTTCTTGTTCTGGTTTTGTTGCAATCATTTTTTATCCATTAATTTTTTCATGTATTCTAACTCATTTTCCATGAAACTATCACTTGTAAGATCTACTTCAACACGTTGATTAGTATCTACTTCTGCACCTAGATTGACTTCTGCATTTGTTTCTTTATTTTCAGTACTACGACCATATAGTAACCTGATGTTTTTAACTGCATTATCGTAAGCTTTTGATGCTGAAGATACTGCATGGGCAACACTAGTTGCTTTTGATTCATCAGCTGAAGTATACCTTAAATCTTCAACTACTTCTTCAACAGCAGTTGCCAGGTCCTCACCAATTTTAATCAACCTATCTTCAGATTGAAGATATGCTTCTTCTTTCTGTTGTCTTCGCAAATTACTCAAATAATTATCATAAGCTCTTGTACGTTTCGTCCAATGCCATCTCTTTGACTGATTTTGCAACTGGTCATATGTAGGTAAAGGGATAATATTTTCAGCAGAATCATTACTTTCTCGGTCCTTTTCAGTCATGGATTCTATTTTTTCTATGACTTTGGGTAGTTTTCTGCTTGCTCCTAGGTCTAGGTATACTTCAAACCATGCGAAGCTTTTGCTTGATTCTCCTTTTTGTCTTTCCCATGGTTTTGTCATTTTTTTTCACCTTTTATTTTAGTATCATTGTGAGTATTCCGCTTCCTGCTATTGTTGCTAGGAATGCTATGACCCATTGTAGTACTTTTAATGTAGTAGTTAGTTGTGTTAGTGCTACAAGTATTTCTTGTATTTGTTCCTGATCGTGTTGTATATCATCTCTGATTTCTTGTAGGTCTTGGTGTTTATTGTCTAGTCGTGTTTCTATTTTGCTGATACGGGCTTCTTGAATACAATATGATTTAGTATTCTCTTCTTTCATCGTTTATCACATCTTGTGTTGGTATGTCTTTACTGAGGTATCCTACAAGACCCCCTAATGCAGCTGCTGCTAGTTCATTATTTTTAAAATATAATGCTAGTATTGCAATACTTATTATTCCAACTATTAAGATTGTTTTGTTGTTTAATTCCATGTGTTTTTTCACCTCATTTTTTTGTGTGGGATTGGAAAAAAATATGATGAATATGAATATATAAAAAAAAATTATTTTTTTAAAAAACGTTGAGGATGGGATTTGAACCCACGAGATATTACATCATTAGATTAGCAGTCTAACGCCCTACCAGACTAGGCTACCTCAACATTTGTTGGTGGAGGGAGTTGCACCCTCAACTTTTTATATTGGATACTAAAAATTCATGTAATTTGAAAAAAAAAGCTACTACCAACATTTCTATCTTTTTTAAAAAAAAAAGGAGGAATTATTTTTTTTTATTTTTTTAAGGGAAATACACACCCGCAGTTTGTGCAATTATATTCTGCACGAGATTTATCCAAAACAGTTAAAGGAGGTTCAGGAAACTTAATATAACAAGATGTATGATGATTCATATAATGTTTTTCTTGTTTTTTCCTTTGTTTCCGCTTCCACCTACATTCTGGACATTCAATATTTGCATGTTTCATGTTTTTAAAAATTTTAGATTTCATGCTTATTTAATGTGATATTTTTTAACAAAATGACAATATGACAAAAAAAATACAACTATTTTTTCCCTTTAAAAAAAATATTTTTTTTTAAACCCTCCTTCATAATATACTGTGAGCAATTAGAAAAAATAGTCTTTTAAAAATCTTTTATGCTGTAAGTATAACTGATTATATTTGCAAACAAGAAATATTTATCAAGTTATAACTCATTTAATCCATATAACTGCTTGCTACATGAGTTAATTCATGATTTCTAAAGAGTATGGCTTGTTTTTTTAAGAAAAAAGTATTACTCAGTAATACTTTTCCATATTGGAGTTTTTTTAGACAATATTTTCATACCAAAAAAAATAAGTCAATATCTCCAAACTACTTTTCTATTATATCTGCAACGTCTTCAGGTTATACTGTCATTAACCTTTTTTTAATAAAGATTACAAAAAAAGTTCATTTACCCTAGGTAAATTAGTAAAATAAGTGTTTTTTTATTGGCTACAAAACAAATATTCTGCAGCCAATAAAGTAATTCGAGTTGTGATAACACTACAAAAAAAGTGTTATCACAAATTATATTTGATTCAACAAATTTTTAAATTTTTCCTTATTATTTTCCCCCTCCACTTCCTGAAATTTTTTCATTTCAGAAGGAGTCAATTTGAAGGACAATCTCTCAGTAGCATATTCATACTCAGAGATATGATTCATATACACATCAGCAATATGTTCAAACATATTCCTGACTTGATCATCTTCATGAGATATTTCCCCTTTGATTTTGTTCAAAAAATCAACAAGATCTAATTCTAGTTTTTCTTCTTTCAGGTATGCTTCTGTTCCTGCAGAGATTCCCATGCCTGTCATGAACAAGCTAACCATATATGCAAATGATGTTGCATGAATCAGGTCAAAATCATGTTCATATGCCCATTTTTGAGCATATGCACACCACCTCGTACTATTATCCACAATTTGAAATGTACATCCTATTTCATTGATCGTTTTTTGCAATTCTTCATCAGTACTTTCACACCCTACTACTGCAGGAGAGTATTCTTTTTCCCAAAACATTTTTTTTCCTCCAAAAAAAATAGGTAGTTTGACATCATACCTAGGATGAAATATATACTTTAATATTTAACTATTAACTCTTCTTCTTCACATTCATATACTTTTTCTAAGAATAATACATCCTGATAGTGTGCTTCTTGTAGACTTTCAAAGTCATAGAAGTCATCACTGCAGTCTTTGAATCTGTTCTCAGGATAATATCCGTATGATCCTGTTACAGGGTCACGATATTCAATAACAGGTTCGTCATCATCGATTGTTGTGATGTCGACGTATCCCTCAATTTCCAGGTTGTTTTTGCAAATTTTGAAATATTTTTCTTCTACCATTTTATCAACTCGAATTATTTTTTTTGAGAGTCTATTTCAACTCTCGTTATACTTACATTGCTCTTACTACTATATATAGTTATCGGTTAGGAAAAAGGATCTAACCCTCCATCCATATGAACAAAACAAAAATCTTAAAAAAATAAACAGATCTTTTCCAAATGCTATTTTCACGTGTGATTATGCTTGTTTTAGCCACTTAAAATTATTACATTTATCTTATAAAATAATACTAAATAAAGAGCAAAGAACTTAAAACTTTAAAAAAGGAGTTCAGAATAGCTAACTATAACTAAAAAAGTAAAAATAACTCTACTAAAAATTGAAATTAACCTAATTGGAGGAAAATGCCTCATTAAAACAGTAATACTTTTTCATAAACTCGTAACAAAAAAGTATTACTCAGTAGAAGACACACCCCCCCGCATAAACAAAACAAACACCATACATCAACACATCCCCCCCAAAAAAAAGAAGTAAGAAAAAAAGAAAAAAGTGGAAAAAAATTGCAAAAATCAAAGAAAAAATCCCATTTTTACCAAAAAAAAGTGGAATTTTTAACCAAAAAAAATAAAGAAAAAAGTAGAAAAAAAAATAGTAGGAAAAATAATTAATCAAATGATAGCCTAGAATCCACAATCCTCTCATTAACCAAAAATCTCGCTTCCTTTCCCGTAACACTACTAACAAATAACTTATTATCCTTAGAAATCACAAACATCAAATAATTATTATGTTTTAATGTAAAAGGTTCATCCTCATTAAAACATAATTTTACATCAGGATTATTAATAAACTCCTCAGTGAAACGTATATTCAAACCTGAAACATGTCCCTTATTATATGTCCTTTCATAATGTGGTAGTAACACATCATAAGAATACTCTTCGACATACTCTTTATTAATAAAATCAAGTATTTCCCGAGTATTACCTTTATTCCCATCATATTGTATCATAAAAACTGCCGCAGGGTTAATAGGTCCAGTCATCCCTACAAAGAATTCATCAATTCCTAAATTTAAATCGCCAAATATCATGTTTTCAGTTTCTCCCTTTTTGGTTTAATATTCAAAAAAACATACTCATTCTGAATCTTCTTATACTCCTTCCGCCAATTATAACAAGTATGGCTACCCAACCTGCCACTACCTAAACCATATAATGTAGAATCTGGAAGCATACCTTTATATTTCTTCCTATATGTTCTACTATACTCGGCTTGTTGTTCCCTGCGGGCATTTTTCCTGCAGTAATTACTGCAGTACATTTGGCGATTATGTGTTTTTGTGAATGGTTTTCCACACCATTTACATTTCCCCACCATATTTTACCCCTCTCCAATTTCTTAAAATATTTTTTTTCACTTCAAAAACAAGCATTGTGAAACTCATTATTTTCCCATTATACATTACTTTTTCCCGCCAAGTACTATACTTTACTAAGCGGGTTCTACTTGCTGCTTTTTTGATTTCATTGCAAATTAATTTTTGAGGTATTTTCTCAAAATCAGGAATAGTTAAACGCAACTGCATATACATACATTTACTCATCTCATTTTTTTCAATCATTTATTATCTCCAGTATTTCTTCTTTTAACTCGGCCAACAATCCCAACTGCCCATTTACAACCAACTTTCCAATATGTGTTTCTTTTTTAGAAAATTCTTTATCTAATTTCCTCTCATTACACTTTAACACAGATTCAATGCTTTTTAATTTGCTCTCTAATTCTATTATCTTTAATTCTAACTTTTCATTATCTGAAATAATCCATTTAACTGTGTAACACAATGTATTGCAGTACAAGGAATTCCATTTTCTGCTACACTCTGTCCACGAGGTTCTTCCTTATTAATAACAGTATATCTATCACTCATATTATCTCCAACTGGTTATTAACTCATACTCTTCAGGAGTTAATTCCTGTTTTAACCTTTCATCAAAACTTCTTACATCACCAGGATTATTCTCATCCCAGCAAGACTCAATCTTTTGTGTTAGTTTATTAATTTCTTCCTTATTCATTTTTATTGACCGTCCTGTTTATTTCAAAATATGGGCATTCTGTTTCACGCATATAAAATTCATAAGGATGTCCTTCACTGCACCAAACATCAGAACCCAAACCTCTTGATTTTTTACAATGTATACATTCTCTAATCATTTTTGTATCTCCTTTTTATTCCGTGTGGGTTGTCTTTGAGATGGTTCCGCTACACCATACTTACTTAACAGATACTCCCGCTTATACATCCTCACTGTTTCAACTGCATTTTTAAACCAATTACTCGGATTCATGATTCCCTCCATTTTGAATTTTCAGATCGAAGTTACCCTCTTCAATCATTTCACTCAAATCATTAAATATACGAATACCCCCCCTCAATAACATGAAGATTAATACTATCCATTATAACCCGAGAATAGTTCATATCTCTCAGATTATTCATGCAATCTTTATGAATTTTAACCCTTTGATCTGCAAGTTCTTCCGTTTCTGCTTTAATTGAATTCATTAACAACTTTTTATCAATCATGAAAATCTTCCATCCTCATTTTTTTAATATTTTTTTTATTTAAAAAAAATTTGTAAACATGAATGTTTACAATTTAACGAATATTGTTTCTGATTTACATGTGTATACATGTGTACATGTGTATACACATGTGGAATCCTACAAGACCCTCGTAGAAATGTAAACATGAATGTTTACAAAACAATTATTTCACCACCAAACCATAATTCTGCACATCATACCCCAAATCCAAGACATGATTCAACAAAGAATTATAAGCAACATCACGCTGCTTACTAATATTCCTCAACTGATCCTTCCCAATAAAACCATTACGATCAATAATCCTATCCACAGTAACCATAACCTCATCAAACATACACTCTTTCCGCTCATTCTCCAAACGCTCAGCCCTTAATTTACACAACCTAGATTCCTTAACATTAATCTCATTTTGCAAATCTATTATCTCATTTCTTAAAACAGTTTCTTCATCATCAGCAGCATCAATAGCAATACATAACTGTTCATTAATAAAATCACTACGAGTCACAGACAATTTATTTTTTGATGCTCTCCACACATCAGGATCCACCATAACAGTAACTGCAATCCTATCACTCATCAGCCTCACCTAATTCTTTTTCAACTGTTTCCAATCTCATTTCCTTTGCAATTAAATCTAATTTTAAAGACCTGATTTCCTCTTTTAACTGGTCCTTTTCAATTAACCTTTGATTTTGTTTGCTCACATACATATCAATGCAATGTTCAACGCAGAAACGTACAGTTAAACCATACTTTTCCATTAACTTTTTCGCCCTTGTAGTAATCCTACCAGAAACCACTTCAGGGAAATTATCCTGAGTATTCATACTCTTACACCTAACATTTTTTCTGCTTTTTTAATATGTTTGCATTTATAATTCCCTACTTTTTGATGACGGTAGAAATAATCTTCACAACTACACCACCAACCATCCATACTGTCCCAGTTTACAGTATTGGATCCAGTATTTCCTGATGCCTGGAATTGTATGAATATTATTTCTACCTTAGGTTCCATAATTAAACAGCAACCTCTTTTTCTTGGTTTTTAAACCAATTATATGCTTCTTTGTTTTCATCTTTGGTCAGTTCACCATCTTTGAATAACTTCATTCTATGAGTATTAATCATAGATGGAGTTATTTCCAGTGAACTGTCTTTTTTATGAATATGCTCGCGGATTTTCTGCACAGCACCAGTAGCCTCAACTTTCTCAGTTCTTGCAGAACTACCCTTATCAGTTTTAACAGTAATTTTATCGGAATCCACAACATCTTTTTCAACAATTAGAAACATATTAACCAGCAAATATCTTTTTAAGTAAGTAATGTAACTACCTTCACTTTGCATTACATTCATACCTTTATTTAAAGCAACTATTCCAGGCATAGGAACACTAGTGATAACAGATTCACCAGGTTCATTCCAATTTCTAATTTTCAACTGAGCTAAATCATTTGTAAATGAAAACTCAATGAATAACTCCTGTTCATAACATTCACTGAATATTGCAGGCAAAATATCCTCCAATTCATAGTACTTGAATTTTCCAAATTTATTGTACCCACTTTTAGGTAATTCTTTATGCAGGAGATTCTTTTGAATCCCTGCAATTTTCTGATATATAGTCATAAAATAATCTCCAATACTTTGTTTTTATCAATATTTTCTAAAGATGCCTGACTATGTGGAATGAAACCTTTTGACACCCAGTATTCATGATACTGGATTTCACCCCCATACAGTTCCTGTAAGGCATTCATAATACTCCTTGTTTTCTCATAAGTGCGGTCATGATTCACACTTACAGATAAGAAAACACCTCCTTGTAATTTTCCGTGGGCAGGAATATCTCCACCCATTTTTGTAACAATTTTTCGGGCGTGATTGTAAAACTTGTTTTGCTGATCATAATTCATACTAACCCTCCGTTAGTGTAAGGATCCATAGGCCCTACCACATAAAATGCAAAGAGGAATAATAATATTATCACCATTGCCCCTGCACCTAATATTAATTCAGCTTCATATTTCTCCCTGAAAGATTGTTTCGGATACAATCTTACAGGAGATGATTTACCTCCAAAAAAAGAAAGGAGTGAAAGGATTATGCGATACATGCTTCACCCCATTCTTCCCATTTATGAGTTCTTCTTTCATATGGCACCCCGTTAAAACAACGGAAGCTTTTATTTAAAAGTTTTAAACTTGCTTCCCCTATATAAGTCCAATTAAACAGTACAATGCTTGTACTGTATCTTAAATGCTTAACACAAGCACCATAATTGTTTAATTCCCTTGTGAAAGCAATGCTTCCACATGGAGTGTCATATGCTGCTTTTGTACCAGCTCCAGGAATATCATAAATGTTGAAACATCCACCATATCCAAGACTAGTGAATATATTAGTGATTTCTTCACTAGTCACCATAATATTCATCTCCTGCACGAGCAAATTCTAACATTTCATCGTTAGTGAGTTCATAAACTTGGAAATATTCCTCGTTTAATCTATGATTGAGTTCTTCTTGTGACTCATAATCCTCACTGAGAAGGAGTTGTTCAAAAGAATCAAACCAAACCTCCACCTCTTCAGGTTCTATAGTGTGCATTGAGTTGTTGTATTTGCAACTCATAACTGAACACCCCATTTCTTATGGACCTCTTTATAAACATTTAATTCATCATAAGCATCTAAAGTATGCTTATAAAGATTCTCTACCTCTTCAGAAGTGACTTCCCTTTCAAAAGAAGTTCCTTTAAAAATAGTTAAAGAGGACATTTATAGATTCCTCCTATATAATTCCTCACAATGGAGGACGTGCTCTTTAAGAGCCTTTTCAGCATCAGACTCATTTTTGATGCTGACCATTGCAAAACCATCTTCATCCACTACGGTAAAATGATTACCGTTAGGGATCACTTCATAAGTAACCCCTTTAAAAGTGAATGCGTTCATAAGGGAACCTCCCTTATTTTAATATTTTCTTCAATAATACCTTCATTTACGAAGATTTCCATTGCCCTATACTGGGCATCCTTTGGATTGTCATATACTCCGCGGTCAATACTGTAACCTGGAGTGACAACCTCCTCCACTAAATCTCTTGTCATTTTTATCACGTTATTAAAAGTTGTATTTTTTTCAAGAGTTGCCGCTCTTGAAGTTCAACTTCTATTTAATACTTGAACTTTAAACTATATAAATGTTTGCTTTAATATGGGTACTAAAATATAAATATTAGTTTAGCACAATATAAGCATATAAATAAACATAAAAACATAAAAGGAGATATGAAAGTGACATTTGAAAGCAAAGTACAACAACATGGTGGAAGTAGGTTAGTTTCCATCCCAAAAACAATTCGAGATGTTTTCGGGATAGATAAAGGAGATGTCGTATTATGGGAATATGATACTGATCTAAAAATCATAACCCTGAAAAAACAAGAATAATCCTTTTTTATTTAACCTATATCCTCTTTTTAAAAATTAGTAAACATTTAATAATAACTTCAAACAAAAAGTTAAAATGGTTACTAAAAATTTTATCACGTTATGGTAGACTTTTTTTATTTGTAGCCAGTATTAGGGACGAGAAGTTGCCGCTTCTGTGACCCCCTACATACTTTACACAAATCCTTTTTTTTACAGTTTTAATTCTTTCCCATTACTATCATAAATTTTATCTATGACTTTTGCATCATCATTTAATCCTACTTGTTCTCCACCATGCCATGTGAAACTGAATGGTTTATCTACTTTAAAATCAAAGAATTCATTGTCATTTGTATCGTATTTTAAACCACCTACAGTATTTCCAAAAGCATTTTTTATGTCTACATCATTATCCATTTTGGATAAATCATAATTAGATACTTGACTAAACATTGGACTATATTCTGACATGATCATTTCACCGAACCAGTCAAAATAGTATGTGTCGTCGCCGATGTCTATTCCGTAATTGTATCCTGCTTTTCCAGGTGCAGTATCATATCCAAAATAAGTTATGGTATCATCAGTTGTTGCATTTAATCGTGCTGGTGCTGTTGCACTTACTAATGATATTGTGCTTGTTGCAATTATTAGGAATATGAATATTGTAATTATTTTTCGAGCATTCATTTTTATCACATCAATTTTTTTTCTTGTTTTTTATTTTAGTTTTTGGTTTTATTTAAATATTTTTATTCAACTATTTTTTTAAGATAAAAAACAATTGTTCAGTAATTTTAATTAATTAGTAATTTTTTGTTCAGCATTAAAAAATAAAACACAATGGTTTTAAATTTTCGTGTTCAAGCAAAAACACAAAAATATTATTGAAGTTAAATTTTAATTACATCATTTTGAAGCAAACATACTTTATTTTTATTTTCTTTTTTATACTATTTAAACACGTCTTAATTCTTTTTTGAAAAGTATTAATAGGAAAGTATGAAAGTATTACGAAAATAAGTAGGTTTTCCTAAAATTATTTACCAGTTTTAAATAAAAACCCATTATATTCCGTATTATTAAGTAATGATTTTACTAATTCTTTTGTTTGATTTTCAATGATTTTAGCATAGGTTACTTTTTCATTTTCAAAAGTTAAATCACAATGGATTTTTGCCATTATTTCGCCGGCTAATAATTTTTCTGATTCTAATTTTAATGAATTGCTTCTTTTATCAATATTTGTTTCGTTAATTTGGTTGGTATTTATTAAGTTGAAAACAGTTTTATCAACGATTTATTGTCTAAATTCTTCCATTAAATCAAAAATTAAGCTTTTGTTTAATTTTATTTTCAATTATTTTAACTTCTTTGATTTTTTTATTTTTATTTAATAGTTTAATTGTTGATTTTTGGTTTTTCATTTTAGATATTATAAATTCTTTTGAAATTAAAAGTCAATTATGGTTTTCACTAGCTTGATATTGTAATTTTTTTAAAACAATATTATTCTAATTTGGAGACTCCAAAATATAGTTGATTTGACCAGAGTAGTTGATACTAATTAAATTAATATTGTTTTTTGCTATTATATTTAAAGCATTAATTTATTTGGCATTTAGCTATTACAGTTTATATCTAATACTTTATTTGCAGAAAATCCATATATTTAATTGGCTTTTTCTATTTTTTTTGAATTCTAACTTAAATAAAACAAGAATTTTCAATTTTGTCCCATTAAAAAAAGTAAAATGAAAATTTAATTAATTTTCACGTTTTTTAAGTAATTCCAGACCTATGTCTCCCAGTTTGTATTTTTGGATTTTACCGCTTGTTGTCAATGGGAATTCATCAACAAAGAATACATGTTTTGGAACTTTATATCTGGCTATTTTACTTATTGC